TGAATCATCGCTGTAAAACCAAGCTTTACATATTCGGTATAAGATTGCCAAATAAGTTTTAATCCTTTTACTAAATGATTCCAACTATCTGCCCAACCAGAAGTGTATTTTTGTAAAAATCCAATAGCAGCTATTACTGACATAATTCCGAGAACTATCCAAGTCATTGGTGAAGCATAAAGCGCTAAATTAAAAACCCACCAAACTGCAGTCACAGTTCCTATAACATCTGCAAAAGGTGTTAACCAATCTATAATTGTAACAAGGCCAGATGTAAATAAATCTACAACCCCTAGAACAATCATCATCGTATCACCAAAACCACTTAAAACAGATGAAGCATCTGTAAAACCAAACATTATCTTAAAAAAAGCGTACAATGAAGCGCCAACTGGTTCTATATAACTCCATAAAACTTTAAAATACATAGAAATTTGTGGCAAATGATCTGTTAAAAAACCTATTCCTGTACTCATTATATCTATAAAACCTGTAAAGACACCATTGCTTTGTCCTCCAACAGCAACTAAAAAACTCCACCAGTTATCTTTTAAATTAGAAATTCTACCTCCTAAGGTTTTAGAAATTGCTTCCATAGAATTAGCAACTCCTGTCATGCCCCCATATTCTAAAATTGCTTTTCTAATTGCTGTAGCATTATTTTGTACTGTTTTTGTGATTCCTTTAAATGAAAAAGAAACTTGATTACCGGCTTTTGACGCTTTAATTCCAAACTCTTTTAATCGTTCAAACTCATTAGTTTCTGCATCTAAAACAGCTTCAGTTAATTGTCCAAAGCTTTTTCCTTGAGAAGCTGCTAGATCTCCCATCTTGGTTAATTCTGAAACTGCAGGAGAAAAACCTCTATTCACTAATTTTACAAAAGAATCTGTTAACTCGTTTACTTGAAAAGGTGTTTTTGCTGCAAAGTCTGTAAGCATATTTAAGGCTCCCTGACCAACAGCTACAGATTGAAAAGTATTTGTAAGAACAGCGTTAAACCGTTCGTATTCGGATCGAGCGGCTATCGTTTTATTAATAAATAAACCAATACTAACCGTTGCAAATGCAGTTATTAGCATTCGTTTTAAACCGCCTAAAGAGCTACTTAAAGAATTAGATCTTCTTTCAACTCCATATAGGCGCTTATCAGTTACGCCAGCACTTTCTGCAATTTTTCGCAGACCAGAACTGGCGTAGTCTTTCATTTTCACTAAATACTCGTAAGCGTTCATTAGGTTACTTTTGAGGATTCTTTTTCTTGATTTCTGATAAAATGAAGATTCGTTAGCTGTTCTGCCCAATCTTCATCATTTAATTTGTGAGGTTTACGAACGCCCATATAATATTGTAAATAGGCATCGTAAATCCTTATATTTAAGTTTTCTGCTATTTCATAAGCGGAAGCATCATTTGTATCTATGATTGCTTCCTCGAGTGCTTTTTTAGCGAAGCATACTTTTGATTTTGAAGTTTTTCTAATGCCGTGTACAACGGAAACCGTATATCTGCATTATTCCTATTCGTAAAGGCTTCATCCTTTTCTAAACAAACCCGTTCAAATAATTTCTCCTGCGTAACAAATGTTTTATTACTCGGATTTTCGCCTTCAGCTCGTTTTAAATCTTCCCTGGTTATAAATCGAATTATACAGCTATGACCATCAATAGTAACTTTCGATTTTCGATTTTCTAAAGGTGTTATTTCTGCATCTTCGTAGTCTAGAAATTCTTTTATCTGTTTTCTTGCAGGCAAAAAGTATTCATCTACTTCTAAGATTTCCTTATCGCCTCCAAGCCATAAAGCTCTTAACATTTCTTCTCCAAAAGCAATATCGCCGCCATTCATCATAGCTTTAAATCCTCTTTTGTAGTCTGTCATTTTTGGCTGACGTAAGTGCCCCATTTTGTCGCCTACTGGCAAATCATAAACATCTCCATGTTCTTGATGCCATTTTTCAAATTGTGCTGCTGTTACTTTTTTTCCCATTTCTAAGGTGTTTGTGGTTTTTGAGAATGCGAATGTTGTGAACATTAGCATTGCAATTAATAATCTAGTTTTCATATTTATTGGTGGTTTTTAAGTTACTTATTGTTGCAATTTCTGTCTTAAATACATAATTGGTAATTCTATAATTTGATTGGTGTCTCCTTGATTAAAAGATTTTGAATATTCCGTAATTTCTACATCTTCATAAATGTTTATTACAGTTTGCCCACCATCTTCTGGTACAAGTGCTTCCGTTACATTAAAACGTAGTTTTAAAATGTCGTTATCAGGAGCATCAGCTATCATACGCTCTACTTCAGATTGCCAAAGCTTAATTTTACCTTCGTAACTATTATTGCCGCTTAAAATTTCGTGCGGATCAGAACCACGTCCATATAAGAATTTCTTTTCTTTTTTCTTAGACGTTTCGAAACCTGTTACACCTTCTGATATTCTACCTCCGTATGCTAGTGTGAAATCTTTCCAGCCAAATTGTTTTTTGCTCATTAGTTCTCTAAATTAGTTGTGAAACCTATATTTACTTCAATAAAATCTGAATAACCAACTGGTGTAGGTTTTAATTTTATTATAATTTTATCTGCTTGTAATACGTTTTGATTTTCATCAATAAAAGAACTAAAGTCTGATAATTTTCCAGTATTTACCATCTCGTTTTTAACTCTCGTATCAATAGCTCCTTGCCACGATTTTATTATTGCAGGATGAATTTTACCTGCAGCATCTACTGGAATTTCATTAGAAAGCTCTTCTACTAAAACATCGTAAGCTGTTAATACAACTTCATCCATTACAAAGCCTGGAGCCAATGTTGAAAAATCATCTGCAGATCCAGTTAATGTTTTATCTCCAGTAAAAAAATAGCCAGATCTATTTGAGAAGTTTCTAAAAAATGTATATCGTTTTTCATCGATTGCATCCCAAGAATCTTGTAACGTTTCTACTTTTTCTCCGTTGGTAAAATAGGCTTGTAAAGGTATTACGGCACCATCTTTAACTCTACTTTGTCTTCTTTGAGATGGTATTGAAACTTGTCTACCTAGGTTTAACCCAATAGAAGCTTCACTAGATCCGTCATCGTTTGCAATTAGCACATTTATATTTCTGTAAGCAGAAACTTTATAATCAAATAAATCTTGCTGACTACCATTAAATCTATTTCCTGATAAAATAGCTCTAAATGGAAAATACATTCCTGCAAAGTGTTCTGCTAATTCCTGAACTTTTATAACTGCAGTTGTTACATCTTCATCTAGTCCATTTGTAATAGTTTCTGTTCCAGTTGCTTTTTTAAGCAATCCTAACACACGAATATTACTAGCATCTTCAATTAGCTTCTTAGCATAATTGTTTGTCTTATCTGCCATTTGAGTCATGGTAGTTGCATCTGAAACCAACATAAACCATAAGGGAGCTCCTTGACCAGCAATATCAAAGAATGCTGCAATGTGTTTATAAGCAAAAGCGTTAACACCTGCTTTTTCAATTCCTAAGTCTTCAGCTTGTTTTAAGCTAAAAATTTGATAGGATTGTCCGATTACTACTTTTGTAGCAACAGTATTACCTGTTAGAACAAAGCCCGGTATTTTTTGAATTGCATCTGCTAAACGATTTAAGCCATCAGTTGCAATATTGAATGTGATTTTTGGTAGTGCCATGTTACAATATTTTGAATGTTTTTAGTAAATATGCTGTTGTAAAAGAAACTATTCCTGTGGCAAGCATATATAATATTAATTCTAAAAGGTTATAGCCTTTCTTTTCTGTTTTGGTTGTTTTTACTTCTGTAGTTTCGAATTGTAATTGTTTCACTCTTTTTTTATAATAGTGTAGCTTTTTAGCAATACTATCACAGTTAGAAGTGGCTGTAATTCCTGAACTATCTATTTTTACAGTGACTGTTGATCGCCCAACCTTTTTAGTAAAAATTCTTGGTGTTGGTTTTACTTTTATAACTTCTTTTAAAGGAATTTTTAAAAGGGCTTTTTCTCCAGGAATAAAAATGGTAGTATCCATTTTTATTTCATCAGTAACAGTAAGTGTTTGAACTTTTTGTTTTGTTTCTGTAACAACGGTTTTAGTTCCTGAACAGGCAGTTATAAAAAGGATTGAAAATAAAACTAATAGATTTCTCATAGTCTTCTGTAGCTTAATAACCTACTTTTAGGATAGGCAGAAATTTTAACCTGGTTGTTTTGATTACCGCCTAAAACGTAAATCCAATTTTTAGTTTCTCTAATAAAAAAAGCGACGTGCCCTTTCCAACTTTTAGGGCTTTCACGCCAAAAAACAACTATATCTCCTTTTTCTGGAGTTGTTACCTCTCTACCTACTTTTAGCCAGCTTCTAGCATTTAGTTTTTCTGAACGTTCTAAATTCGCTTGTTTAGCTACCCAATTAGCAAAAGCGGAACACCAAGCCGTTTCATCTTTTAAAACAGCTCCATCAAAACCAATCTCATTAAAGTATTTTAATACTTCTGGATTGTCTTTTTTTCCTGAAATCTCTTTGATTCCTATTTGACTTAAAGCAATATTTATAATGTCTGAGTTCATTGGCTTTTCCCTTAAAGGGAGCAGCTCACTTGCAATAAGTGAAAGCTGCCTAGTTTAACGATGAAATGGTTATTTTTCAGTAATTTGATCAGCTCCAGTTGTTGCTGGATTCTTTGGTTGACCCACAGAATTTTTAGTTGCTGCTTTTGTGGCTTCAGCTTTTTTCTTTGCGGCTTCCGATTTCTTTTTAGCTGCGGCTACTTTTTTAACTGCTGCCTTTTTATCAGCCTTTACTTTTGCAGCTTCTTTTTCAGCATCTGTTAAAGTTTCTGGTACCTTTTCAGACTGTACAGCTCTACCTAACGTTTTCACTTCTTTATCTTCTAAAGTAGCGGCATGAGCATTTGCACTTTGCTTTGCTTCAAATAAGAAACCGTCTGAAGTAGCGTGTACTTCTTTTTTTTCTTTGTTTTGAGCAAAGTAATCTTTCGCTTTACTCTCTATACTTTTTTGTGCCATGATATCTGGTTTTAAACGATTGTTGCTAAATATTTTGGTGAGTTGGCTCTAATTTTACCAACCAATGCTCTTTGAGCAAAAGATAGTGTATCAGCTTGCAACCCTGAATCCTTTATGTTTTCATACATTTTTGTATCTCCAAAGCATCTAAAAACTTCATCAGTTGCCCAAGCAAAAGAACATCTTCTGTCTCCAGCTTCAACAACAGCTCCAAAAGGTTTCTTTACTCCTGCTGAGGTAAACAATGGATTTTTAGAATATTTCCAGATTTTAAAACCGTAGAACAATTCTCCATTATTAGCATTCATTTCTTTGTACAACTTGTAATCTTCTTTTCTAATTCTTGCTCTAAATTGAGGGCTTAAACACAAGTTTAAAGCATCTCCATCCAAATCTAAATCGCCATAAAACGCTTCTAAATCAATGATTGCATCAATTACAGAATCATTAGCACCCAAATTCATAAACTTGTTAAAAGCATCATCCGTTTGAGTGGACCAAGCATAAGATGCTCTTTGTCCAATATTTTTTCCTAAAGAAGTTCTGTGACGTCTGATAACAGAATCTTTTTTATTGTATGCCAATTCTACATCTTGCAAGTCTCTATGACGAGTTTGCTCTGTAGAATATGTTTTTAATACAACCTCACTTGGTATGTCTGCAATAACAGCAACCGGTAAAGGGTTTTCATTTCCTGAAAACCAGTCTTCATGAACTCCTGGTTCAATTCCAGCCTCAGCTAAATGCAATGTATTTGCTTCTACGTGTTCAGACATATCAACAGATGCTGATACGAATGATGTGTCTGGTATCGGGTTTTCTTTAATCCCTGCAATCCATGATTCTCTTAATAATCCTGCCATTTTCTTAAATTTTAATGTTATGTGTTTTCTGTATGTCTAACTCCGTTCTCAAAATCTTTTACCAATTGAGCGTATTGTGCGCCGTTAGTATCTCTTATTTTACGCAATTGAACAACATCGTGTTTCTGCAAATAATCGTACGTCAATTTTACAGACTTTCCTTTTCCGTCTCCGTTTCCAAGAATCACTTCTTTTACTACATTGTGAACTCCGTCTCCTGCAGTTTCTTCTTCTTTATCAGCAATCATTTTCGATAACTTTACAGTTTGCGCTTCATGATCATTTTCAAAAGAACCTCTAACAGTTTCTTTTAATGTTTCAGGAACCAATCCTAAAGAGATCGCTTGGTCTACTAAAGTGTCTGCTTGTTTTCCCAATATAGCTTTTAAAGCATCTTGAGCTGTTGTTGCGGTTGCTTCCGCAGTTTCTTTGGCAAGTTTTAAATCTTTAACAGATTTTAAAACAATACTTTCGGCTGCGTTTTCTTCCATTCCCAACGCTAGCGCAATTGATTTAATACTCATATTTTCGTTTTTTTTGTGTTCTTTAATTTTAGCAAGTGTTACCTCTTTTCCGTTTTTAGAAAGTTTCAAAGCATCATCATTTCCGCCTATATCAACTATTGAAATTTCAACCAGTTTACATTTTGTTACTGTTTCTAAAGTTTGTCCTGGTAACAATAAAGCTTCGTCTGTAGATGTTTCTTTTACATCGGCATGTAGAGATGACATTTGTATAAAGCCCCTTTCTACTTTTCCTGCCAAATCTTTGGCAAACTCTTGCTTTTCGTCAAACTCAATTTCTGCAATTAACTCATTATTAACCTTCGTAAGTTTTACGCATTTCCCTACAACTCTGTTAGGATCATAACCTGCTCTAAAGTGCCCATATAAAACAATCGGGTTTCGTAAATACTGTTCAGTATCTATACCATCGGTAAGAATTCTGTAACCGTATTCGTTAACTCGCTCTGTATTTACTATAAACTTATGCGTCATTTATTGCTTAATTCAGATACAAAATTGCAGCAGTTTTAGGTTAAAAAAAAATAACAAATCAAGCCTTGTATTAATTCCATACAAGGCTTGACTGTTTTTTATACAACCGTTGAAGAAAAAATTTTAAACACGCTTTTGATGAACGAATTTTGTACTTATGAAGGACCTATTATTAGATGAAAACAATGACTTATTAATACAGAATGGCGACTTTGTTATTGGCAGTTCTGACAACCAGCATCAACTAGATATTTTAGTAGCAGAAAAAGGGGAGTTTAAAGAATTCCCAGAAATAGGCGTAGGCATCCATGAAATGCTTTCTGATGATGATTTTGTAGACTTCTTGATTGAAGCAAAAAAGAACCTCGAATATGATGGAATGAAAATTAACAACATTGAATTTACACCTGAAGGCAAGTTACATATTGACGGAAAATACAAATAGCTATGGCAAGATTAAAAAGTGAAGTTAGAGATCGGAAGAAAAGAGAAGCCAAACATTTGTTTGTAAACAATTTCTCGATTACAAATATTTCTAAAATTGTAAAAATTAGTGTCAAATCTTTAGGCGATTGGCGGAAATCAGACAACTGGGACGAAGAAAAAGAACTAAATACCATTAAGCCATCTGCCATAAGAAAGCTAACTTTAAAGCAAGCTCTGGCAATATCTAAAGGCGAAACATTGCCATACAAAACAAACGACATTATTAATACCGTTGCTGCTTTTGATAGAATTACTGATAGTAAAAAAATAGCAGTCTACTCTATGGAAAGTATAGACAATTTTAGCAATTTTATGTTAGAAATAGCTGCTGCAGCTAAACCAAAAAAAAGACAGGAAATTTTAGACGTAATACAATCTGTGAGACCCTTCTTTGATCAGTTCATTTCTAAACTAATTGCAGATGACTAAAACTGATTTAAAACTTGCTAAAGAAAAGTATGATATCCTTTCTAAACACATTTCTAAACTTTCTGCAAGTCAATTAATTAAAGAAACTACAGAACAGCAAGAAAGGCGAATTAAACACCTTTTAAAACCTGAAAACTATATTGAGTTTTTCGATTTTTATTATGGAATTAACTCTGGTCAAGACTTTGCAGATGCACCAAGCTCTTGGTTTCATCAGAAAAGTTATATGAGTCTGTATCGCAATCCATTAATTATTCAGCAAAGGCGTTTTTTTAGAGGTGCAGCAAAAACTATTCACACCAATATCGGCAATACTTCTCACTTAAAAGAGAATAAACTAATGGATTTTGCGGTGCTAATTGGTAGAACAGAAGACCATGCAAAAAATTTATTATCAATGTTACAAGTGCAGCTTGATAATAATGAAAAATACATTAAAGATTTTGGAGTTCAAAAATCATACGGAAATTGGGCAGATGGAAACTTTGAAACTTTAGACGGCACGTTCTTTAAAGCCTTGGGTTTAAACCAACCTTTTAGAGGATTAAATCACAATGGAAAACGTCCAGACTTTGCCTCTATGGATGATTTAGAGGATAGAAAAGCTGCTAAAAACATTGAACTCACAAAAGAAAATGTACGGAAACTTACAGGAGATTTAGGAAAAGCAGGACAACGAGGACGCTTCAGAAGAGTAATGTGTAACAACTTAATTGTTAAAAACGGAATTGTAGAAGGCGTTGCTGAAAAATATAAAAAATCTAAAAATCTAGACATCATCACAATTAATTTATGTGATGCAGATTTTAACCCAACTTGGCACGAACGCTATACGAGAGACGAGTGTATCGAAATTGTTAGTAATGATGATTACCATACAAGCCAGCGTGAAGATTTTAACAACCCGGTAGAAGAAGGAAAACGAATCAAAGAAGAATGGATTAAGTTTAAAAATACGCACGGAAATAAAATACATAATGGTTTAATTGAATGGTGGGATTTATCTTATACAGATGATGGAGATTATAAAGCAGGAGCAGTACTATCTATTGAAAATGGAAAAGCACACATTTTAGAAATTTTTAATAGACAATGTAATAGAGCTGTAGCGATGGCAAAACATTATGAGTGGCAAAGAAAGTACAATGAAAAAGGAATGGCAATCATTTCTTTTTACGACGCAACCGCCTCTCAAAAATCAGTGTATGAACCCGAATGGTTAATTGCTAGTGAAGATAATAATGCGGTAGATATTCCTTTTCCTGATCACGCTTCTGGAGATAAGCATGATTTAATTGATGCCGTTCTTACAAGTGCGTTTTTTAGTGGTTTAATCACTTTTGACGATAAACTAAGAGATACTGATGATATGGATAAAGCACTAGATCATATTTTGGCATTTGAAAAAAAATGTAAAACACCTGATGATATTTTAGATGTAATAATGAATTCTATACGAAAAGGCCGCAGCTTGTTTGGTTATTCTAAAAAAGAAGATAGCAATCAAAAACCAGTTATTGGCAGAAAAAAAAGACGTAGAAGAGTATGACACCAAGCAAAGAAATATTTATAGAAGTACAAAAAGCATTAAAACCAATCGCCAAATTAGAGCTGATTGATTTAGATAGAAAACAATTTCAAAAAGGAAAAGAAAATTACCCTGGTAATTTTACTGCTGCACTTATAAAATTTCCTCGAATTCAGTATCAATCTATGACCGAGCAAGTAAAAGAAGGTACTGCAGAAATAGAAGTAATTCTTTATTGTAAAGATGGTTGGATGGATCAACACCAAAAAACGGCAGATGCAAACAACGGTTTAACAGAAATTGAAGTGATTGATGATATTGTGGAAGCTTTAGAAGGGTTGTGCGGTATCTCTTTTACAGATTTAGAACAAACTTTAGAAGAAGAAAACGAAATATCTGAAGATGATTTAATGAGTTTTAGAATTGTTTTTTCTTCAAAAGTTTACAAAACTGTCAATAAAAAATATACGAATAGAGGATTAACAATAACAAGAAATTAAACGATGGCATTTTTAACAAAATCAGAATTAAAAACGAAATGTACTATTGAAATTATAGATTTAATTACCAATAGTGATGATACTACAATAACAGCTATTATTGAAGATAATATAGATGTAATGAAATCGTATCTCTTTAAATATTACGATGTTGATGCTATTTTTAACGCAGTAGCAGGCGATCAATCTAAAGTGGTTAAAAAGCATTTAAAAAGCCTGGTACTTTCTGATGTTTTTGAGATTAGACAAAAACCGCTTACTGATACTTCAGAAAAAAAATATGATGAAGCAATGCGTTGGTTAGAATTAATGAGCAAAGGAACTATTGAGGCGGATTTACCTGCCAAACAAGTTGATACAGATGGAGATGGAAATGTAGATAGCAATCAACCTTTTATGAGGTTAGGAAGTAATAAAAAATACAAAAATCATTATTAGTGGCAGATCTAAAAGACTTTCAAAGATTGCTTTTAAAAACGGCAAAAGAAATGCCAGAAATTGGCATACAAGTAATTAAGATTGAAGGACTGAAATTCATCAAACACAATTTTAGAAACGAAGGTTTTGATACAGGTGCTGGCATAAAAAAATGGAAGGACAGAAAAAAAAATGATAACCGTGGTAGAGATATTACTAGATACAGAACCAGTAGAAGAGGAAAAGCAGGTTCTTTTAATAAATATGGTAGATCTATACAAAATAGAGCGTTGTTAGTTGGTCACAAAACCGCAGGAGACAAGCTAACTAATTCTTTTAGAGCTGTTAGAGCTGGCAAGTATGCTGTGGCTTTTAGAACCTATAAAGAATATGCACAAAGGCACAATGAAGGTTTAAACGGAATGCCACAACGTCAATATATGGGGCCATCAAAATACCTAGATAGAAAAATATTTAAAAAATTAAAACGTGAACACGATAAACGTCTAAAATAATGAGTCAAAACGCAAGAATTAAACAAATAGAAAGTGTAACTAATTTTTCTGGCAATGCCATTAAAAAAGTAAGCTTAAGTGGTAAAGATGCAAGAAATGTAAAAAAGGTAACCGATTTAATGGTAGATATTGTTAAAAGACAACGTTTACTATGGCGAAAAGAAATTAACGATTGGCAAACCGCACGTTATGCTCGTTATTCTGTAGATTATCCAAAGAACTACTTAATGCAAGAGTTGTTTGAAGATATTATGCTAGACGGCCATCTTACAGGAATAACCGAAAATAGAACGTTAAGAACGACCAATAAAGATTACATTTTTGCAATTGATGGAATTAAAGATGACAAACTAACGGAACTTATAAATGGAAAGCAATGGTTTGAAGACAACTTGCAATTTGCTCACGAATCTACCTACTATGGAGGCTCTGTTATTTGGGTAAAAGAGTTTTCTAAAGGAGAAATTAAAAAAATAGAATTAGTTCCTAGAGGTCAAGTAATACCAGAAAAACGAGTACTACTATATGACATTACTTCAGACAAAGGAATCGATTTTACAGACATCAAAGATGTGCTTTGGTATGCACAATTTTACAATCCTGTTGGACTGTTAGAAAAAGCGGCGGTGTACACCATTTTAAAACGCCATTCTTGGGGTTCTTGGGATGAATTTGAGGAATTATTCGGAATACCAATAAGAATTGCTAAAATTGCCTCTTCTTCAGAAACTGTAAAAAATGAAGTAGCAGGTTGGTTAGAAGAAATGGGTTCTGCTCCCTATGGCGTTTTTCCTTTAGGAACGGATGTAGAAATTGTAGAAAACACAAAGTCAGATTCTTTTCAAGTATTCTTTAAAAAAATTGAAGCGTTAGATAAAGAATTGTCTAAACTGGTATTGCACCAAACAATGACTACAGAAAACGGAAGCTCAAAAGCACAAGGTTCTGTCCACGAAAACACACTTGGAGAAGTGGTGTATTCTGACGAAAAAAAGATGTTAGCTTTCTTAAATAATGTTACGGTACCTGGAATGAAACTATTAGGGTACAACATTCCAGACAACGCAAGAATTATTGTTGAGAAAACCAAGGATCCTAACAAACAAATTATTATCGATAAAGAATTTATCAAAGGAAAATACATTCTTAAAAAAGACTACATAGAGCAAACTTATGGTGTTGAAATTGAAAGTATGCCAACTGCTGGAGAATCTAAAAAAGAGAAAAACCAGGGAAAGGAGTAAGCCTACTTAAATTAGCGTATCGTTCTCATTGTTGCAATCACGAAAAAGAAACCATAACGCTCAACAAAACAAAAGGTTTAAGTAGGCTAATAGACAAATATTTAAGAGCAATTTTTGATGATAGAAACGTACCAGCAGCACTACAACAAAAACTATTAGAGTTCTATTATAAGAAACTTGGTAAAGCGGTAAACATAGCCTACAAACCAAGTGTAAAATATTATAGTGCAGATCTTGCTCATAGTTTAAAACAAAATATTTTAGAATTTTCTGCTTTTAAAGAAGCGAGTTTTAGAAATGCACTTGTAGAGCTAATAAATGATACTGGTAAGTTGCCAACTTGGAGTAATTTTAGAGCCAAAGCTTTAGAAGCTTCAAATCTATATAATGTTAATTGGTTAAAATCTGAGTACCACCAAACTATTGCCACCGCTAATATGGCAAGAAAATGGCAAGAGTTCCAGGAAACAAAAGAACTGTACCCTAATTTAAAATATGTAACTGTTGGCGACAATCGAGTACGTGACAAACATAAAAAATGGGATGGATTTATTGCACCAATTGATCATCCAATTTGGAAAAAACTATTGCCACCAAACGATTGGGGATGCCGGTGTGATATTATACCAACGGACGAAAAACCAACAAAAGGATATGAAACTTTTACTGCTGCAGTAAAAAATCCGTTTAACAACAATGCGGCAATTTCAGGGAAAGTATTTTTAAATAGTGCTTACGAGCTTACTTTAAATGCTACTTTTAGAAAAGAAGCTAAATTTAATGTTGCTCAATATTTAGCAAATAGCAAAGAAATTGTAAAAAGTAAACATAAAAAACTAACCATTGCAATTGGTGCAGACAACAACGATTTAAAGAGAAACTACGATGTTGCAGCTGCTTTAGTAAACGATTTAGATATAGAAATTCTGATCAGAAAACACAATTTAAAAAGTGGCGTTAAGAACCCAGAATATTTAATTAATAGCAGCTACTTAGGAGATCGTAAATCTATTGAGAAAATTGGAGGAATTACAACAGGTATTGATGCGGCAAAAAAGCAGATGATGCATCCATCTGTAAATCCAAACAAAATACCATATTACATTGTGTGGGATTTAGATAAGTTAGATCCTTTTGATATTGATAAAATAATTCAACAACTGGTTAGAAAAGTAACCAAAAATAGAGGCACAAAAATTAAAGCAATGTTATTCTACTACAAAGGCAAAAGTGTGCAACTTACCAGGACCAAAATTTTAAACAGAAACTTTAAAGAACTTGAAAGCCTAAAATGACAAAAGCCACTCAATGAGTGGCTTTTGTTTCTGGGCGGATTTGGCGTGAGCCGCATCTGCATTTTAAATATTGTTGGTGCAAAGATATTAAATAGTATTTAAACGGTGTTTAATATGCATAAATACCTTCTCCTTTAATAATTGCTTCGGTAGTTCTTTCAGATAGTAATACTTCATCAGCTACGTCTTTAATAATTGCTTCAGACCGCCATTTAGGGTTTTTAGTAGCCAATTTACTAAAGAGATTTCTTACTTTTTTATTTCGCTTTCTAAAACGTTGTTCTTTAGTCATCTATCAAAAATAATATTTTTTTTGAGAAAATCAAATTAAAATTTCACTTACTTTGTTTTATCAACCACACTGCATCATCATAGATTATCGAATCATTTGCCATTTTATAAAAGCCATAAGATGGCTTATTATTTATTATTAAATTTGTAAAATAAGGAAAAGTAATATCTTTTTTCTTGAATTCTAATAAACTAATTGTATCAGAATAAACAAAGAAATAACTTGTTTGATTAGGGTTTGCCCATCGATTAACAAAATCTTTCACTTCATCTTCAGTAGCATTTTCTTTATGCTCTAAAACCCAATACCAAGCTCCTCTATATTCATAAGATGTAATTTCTTCTACTTTATAAGAGCAGTTGAAAAATGTTCCACTGATAAGTAATAAAATGATTAATTTTCTCATAATATGAATTTTCTGTAAATATAAAAAAAACCGCTCAAATTGAGCGGTTCCAAATAATTGTTTTAAAAACCTGACTTAAAAACCTTTTTCCATTGCTCTTCTGTCGGTGATAAATCATTAAGTATTTCTACCAATCCATAATGTAAATCTGAACCTATAAATTCT